ACAAGAATCCTTTTGATAGTGGGTTTTTTAGCATAAGTGCTATTTGCATCGCAAGAAATGAACCAATATCACTAGCACATACTTGTCTCTGAATATAGTATTTTGCCTGTAATCCACTGTAGACCAAATCGGAACCGATATGTGTTCGTGCTAATCCATCAAACCCATAATCTCTTACACGATTTGCCCCCTCTTTTTTGTCCTTCTTTCTCATTAGTCTCTCTAACCGATGTTTATTGAAATCGGTTATATAGCCTGATTCATACAAATATTCTTCGGGCACTATAGACCAATGATATGCTTCTGTGCCAGGTGTTGTAAGAATATGCTGACGAACCATTTCATGTTCGTAATCGTCGGCATACTGACGTTCAAGTGATTTTTCATAAGACTTCTTTGAAGAAGCATTATTCCTGGTTCGCAAGTCTGCCATCTTCCTATTTTCTAATATGTTAGACTTTCTTTAAACCGGTACATGCGTCAATTTTTGAGTAAGTGCCCGTTTTAAATGTTCATTGGTCTAATGCCGTAACCGATTATGACGCAACGGCCCTCATGATAGCTATCAATCGCTCCAATGCTAGTATAAGTCTACAGCTCATGGCGGCGGGAGCTGATATAATGAATAAAGATTTAAAACCACTCTTGCTGTCCGATTCGGGTCCAATGGCTGAGGTTAAGACTGCTCTTATAGCAGCAATTACACGAACGGCAGTTGCTAATCGTGCTGCTGCGGCTCCAATCTCAGATGCTGATGCCAGAGCACTTGGCCAACAGCTTTTTGACAATTTTCACCCATCAGATTTCAATAATTTTATGAATCTCCTTGCCAAACGGGCCGATGTAAATGTGCGGGGCTATCGCGGATTAACACCGCTTGCTATCGCATGTAAAGATTCACTCAAAGAAATAGTTTTAGTCTTACTATCATTTCCTGAGATAAATGTAAACAGTCTGGATCCTGATGGTTCGACTCCTCTAATCAATGCCATTAAGGACCGGTACCAATCCTTTAACCTCAAAATTTTTACTGCTCTATTGACTGCCCGCGCTGACGTAAATATCGCAGACAATCAGGGACAAACAGCTCTCATACATGCTATTCTGAATCTCAACCCTGAGGCTGTAAATGCACTTCTGACTGCCGGTGCTGCCGTAAATGTGGTCGACAATCAAGGGGGAACAGCTCTCACATATGCTAGTCAGAAAGGACACATAGAGGCTGTAAATGCACTTCTGACTGTCGGCGCCAACATGAATGTGGTTGACAGTGAGGGGCAAACACCACTTTTATATTCCATTAAGACAAGGAACGAAAAGGTGTTTAACGCCCTAATGACTGCCGGTGCTGACGTAAATTTAACAAACTATGCTCTTATGGAAGCATGTAGTAGGTCAAGTAGTATGGCACTTGCTATATTGCGAACACCTGGTGTCAAAATTAATGTTGTGAATAGGGAAGGAAATACACCGTTGATTTATGCGACCCAGTTGCCCGGTAATGATGTAATCAATACCCTATTGGCGATGGGAGCTGATATAAATGCTATGAATAATTATGGTAGAACTGCTCTTGCTGTCGCATGCTTACATCAAAGGGAAGACGTGGCATTAAATCTTATTCAGGCTGGGGCAAATATAAATATATACTTAGATAAGTACAGGCTCATCGACCACCCTGTTTTTACGGGCCAGTATAAGACTAGCGGTATGGCTCGTGTAAGGGAAGTTCTTATGAAACAGATGGCGGCTCACCCTCCTGCCGATGCTGCTGAATTAGGAAAAAAACTTCTTATTAGTATAGTACAACAAAATACTAGTGAATGTATGCGTCTGATTGAAACTGGGGCTGACTTACATATTAAGAGTAGCGATAGTTATACTGCTCTTGCGTTTGCATGCTATCATAAACTACCAGAAGTAGCTCTAGCCATTATCCAGCGCCCTGGTGTAGAGATTGATGCAGTAGATGGCCACAGTTATACGCCTCTTATGTGGGCCAGTCGGTCCGGTCTTCCCGATGTAGTTACCGCCCTACTGCTAAAGGGTGCAAATATAAATGCCCAAAATGTGTTTGGTGAAACAGCACTTTACTTGGCTTGTGCAGGTCGTGCTGCTAAAACAGCGATGCAACTCATCATAGGCAAAGCAGATGTGAATAGGAGCAGATTAAAAATCCTAAATTTGGAAACTTTAAAATTAGATGAGATGGCGGCAGTCAGAGAAGAGCTAACTAAGCGCGGAGCCTCCCCTGCAGGAGGTAGCCGCCGTACTCGGTCTCGACCTCGACCTAAACATCGGAAGACTCGGCATCGGCATCGCTGAATCTGTGGTTTAAATTGTAATAAAACATTTTATATAGAATTTACTATACAAAATGTATTAAGGGACAGATTATATAAAGGATACTTTACAGACCGCTGATGGTTGACAGCAGAGGGCGGACCATCCACGGCTCTTCAGGGATATAATCTGCCTTGCACTTGACCACGGGCTCTGGGCACCGGGGCGGCTCCACAGGAGCGCAAGGGGGACAGCTCTTGGGTTCGGGGCATGTGACCACGGGGCATCTCGGGCGAGGGCAAGGAGGGCACTCGCCGATCTTGCACGGCTTGTTGCAGGTGCTTATGCACGGGGGGCACGGTGGAACCGCAGATTTCAGAACATAGCGGCTCATATCGGGAGGTGCCGGGCACTCAGACTTGAGCATATAGCGGCTGAGATCGGGCTGTGGGGGGCACGGCGGGATGGAGGCCTTCAGCACATACTTGGACCAATCGATCTGGGGGCAGCGATCACAATCCTGCTTGTCGCGTTTATTGCAGTGGCCATCGCACCGGCTGCGATCACCACATGAGCCATTGCAGCCCTTCTTCTCTCGGCAATCGCAGGGATCCCTCTTGCAGACTTCACAGGTGGACTGTGTAATGTCAACGAAACGCTCTGTTACGCTCTTACCGGCTACAGCAATAATGTATCCTAGGATTAGTCCGACCACTAAGATAGCCACATACGGCCCCATGACTTTCAGGGATGTCATACTCTATTTTCAGGCCGTGGTTTTTCTAGGATTGGGGGTCACCTGCGGCATGTTTCGAAAAGGCTCAAAAGGCTCAAAAGGCTCTCCTCGGAGCGGTGTCGGGAAGAAATAGATGTAGAGTGAGAATACATAGAGTACTCCAAAAATTGCAACCCATAGCCAATAATCGCGTTCGAGTGCTCCCAAGACTCCTGTGAAGACTTCCATCTACTTAAACCGCGTGTTTATGTCCGGGCTTTGGGCAATTAAACTGCTCCGGAGTTACAGTTGGAACCGATGTCCGAATGCGATCACATACTGTATTAATAATTGTTTCCGCCTCAAAGTGATCTATATGTGTTTGATCTCTTGGGCAGCCCAGGGCCTCTGCATTGCCGTGATCAGGAAAGGCTTCGCGAACTTCATGGCAAAGTCGGGTGGCTCTTTTTATAAGTGCATCCGGATTATAGGTTAAGGAAGACTCTGCATCAGGTGAATAGGGCACTGGGCCCCTACGATTCTGAAGATCTGTTATCTCCTCTCGGGCCTGGATAACATCTTCGGGAGTGGCCTTTCCACTTTCAAAATGTCGAATCATCTCGCTGATCGATTTTAAGAGGGCCTGTTCACCAGGATTGTATTGTACTGTGAGTGTCCACTGTATATTCTTGAGTGTAGGGAGAATATTAGCAGGATCCGTCTCGTGACGACGGGACGCTACCCCTGCCATTGCTACTTTTGGTGCTTCTAGGCTAAACAGAGAAGGCAATGGTTGCGACGGCTGGAGCATTTGTTTCAGAAACAACTGGGCCGCACCGAATTTAATAGGGACGCTCGGTCTACGATCAAGTTCCTTAAGTTCCTGTTCGATTACCTGCAATTGTTGAAGACGAACTGTCTGCAGAGGATCTGCTAAACTGTGCCCCTTGAGTTCATTAATCCCTGCTTCAAAGAGAGACCTAAATTCCTTGTAGGAGGCAGGGTCCAGGAAGGTATCGGGGTTCTTACTCGACCCAAACTTAGCCGCCGCGGCGATGGATGTAACCGGTTTGGACCACACTGCATTTTGATCCCGCAATTCAAGGGTTTCCTTATTTATCTGGGCAGATGTATCTACAATCTTACCGGTTCCTAACTGCTCACGAAGGGATCGAATCCGGGACTGATAGAGTACACGTTGTTGTCGCTGCAGAGGGGTTAGTGCGGTGGGATGTTCACGTTCTAGTTGCCCGGCTGCATCGAGCCATACCATTATGTCTCCATCGAGATTCTGGAGCTCTTTGGGTGTTGCAATCGCTAGACGGGGTGTTGAACTAGGACCGGGAACTCCTGTAGGGCGTTGAAAGGAACTAGGGACCGATAAATTAGGTGCCGCAATTGGTGCTTTATTTAAATCTGCCGGTACGCTGCTTTCAAAGCCTTCGGGGCGATGGGGGTGAAGATAAAATAGAATGGCGGAGATTATGAAAACAGCTACTACACCGCCTATTAAATATAAATTCCGTGTCATATCCCTACACTATAAAGAGCAATTCCAGCAGGGGATGGAGTCGCGGCGGATATACTTGGACATGTCGGGGCATTGTTCTTTGCAGACAGGACAACCTGGCCCCTGCTGACCTAGACTGTTCAGGGCATCTGCATCACGCCCAATCACATCGACCTGGGGGATCTCCTTACGTTTCTGTGACAGTTGCAAGGCTGCTGTCATGTTGGCCATGACAGGAGATACGGCCGCAGCAGCTGCTACTGCTGGTTCAACATGATTAGAAAAGGATTCCTTATAGGAGTGTGTTGCAATACCAATACCGATGAGTAGAAGGAGCAAGACAAGAAGGAGAAGGTGGGGGCGACTCATTACTGAGTGTTGCGAAAATGAGCACATCATTCCTGATTCTTCAGCGATGATGTAACCACAAAGGCAAATATGCCTGGGCCTTGTAAATAATATAGAGGCACCCTATCCATAAAGATGGACTGGCATCGATTTTTTTACATGTTGACCCCTACGTTTTATCATTTTACTATAGTGGTTTTTGTTTCCAATATCACTGCCTCATTCGCGATATCTGGAATACATAAATGGAGATTCGGGACATCTTTTTATCTTCTAATGGACATCAGAGTCTCTTATCTGTACATTGCCGGGACTCCTACCGGGCTGTCTCTTTTAGACTGTATCTAAAAGAATCTGAACCCGCCCTGCTGCTGCTGCTGACGGCGCTGCTGACGCTGCTTCTGGGACTGACGCTGCTTCTGCGACTGGCGCTTCTGCTGCTTCTGGGACTTACGCTGCTGCTTCTTCTGCGACTTGCGCTGCTTCTGCTGAACCTTGCGAGATGCCATATTATACTTATAACCGCGATTCTTTTTACCAGCCGGGCCCCCCACTTCATGAAAAGGTGAGCAAGGGGGGTTAAAGGCCAGGGGGTTCATCACAAGGATCACAATAATGAAATTGCTGCTTCTTGACACCGAAACGAATGGTTTGCCCACAAATCGATATGCGCCCCCTTCTTGTACGGAGGCCTTTCCAGCTGTATTGCAGCTAAGCTGGAGTCTATTTACGGTGGTCGGGGGTGGGAAGGGGCTACGTCTTGAAGAGAGCCGGGATAGATCCATCGCCTTGCCTCCCGAGGTACCTTACAATGCCGGGGCCGGGGCGATTCATGGAATTTCTGAAGAAGCGGCCCGACAAGGCTGCTCTGCTCTAGAGGCTTTTACTGAACTTGCCGACGTGCTTAGACGTGCAGACTGTATCGTTGCCCATAATCTCAGCTTTGATCGGCCTGTACTCCGGGCAGCCGCCTATGCTGTGGGCCTCAGAGATCTCTGGCCTCCCTCCTCATCCAAAGTTCAGGAGTTCTGCACTATGCGTGAAATGCGGGATCTCTGTTGTCTCGGGGGTGGATCCGTAGAAGGAGTGTATAAGTTACCCTCCCTCAATGAACTCTATAATTTCCTATACGGCCATGTATACGATGTGTCGGGTGCGAAACTTCATTCGAGCCGAAGTGATACACACTGCCTGGGCCGCTGTGTGGAGGGTCTCTTGCGGCGCGGGGCCCTTACTGTATCAGGGTCACGATTGGTTGCTTCTTTCCTCTCTTCTGCGTCTTCCGTTTCGCCTCCCGTTTCCGATAGTCCAGCAGCCGCGCCCTGTGGGCTCTCTTCAGTTCCGGCATAGTCGGCTGATGCCCGATACATGTGACAGGGAAGGCAGTGCCCACTGGTACAGTGGAATCTGCTCTGCGTTTTGCTTCTATCTCTATGAGCCGCTGAATCGTACACAGGATTGAGGTCGGTACATATTCATTGAGTTCCATAAAATAGAGGGCATAGTACATCTGAATAAGAAGATCAAGCGATGCCATCCGAATTTTGGAGTCTGGATCTGCCATTGTGTAGGCATGACAGGCCACAGTTGAAAAGAGTACTGCAACCAGTGTGGAACCGCTTCTGAATTCAGATCGAGCTGAAAGGAGTTCCCCCTGAGCTTCAAACTGTGTTTCTAAAAGTCCGAGTTCCCTTAATGAGGATGACAGAGCTGCCGCTTTCTCCGACATCATCAGGACAACTGGCTCCATTTCTCTGGGATTCCGGTAGCCACTCACTGTAAGAAAGACGGCTCCTTCTGCAATGCCTTCATCCACAATTTGCTGTTGGAGATCGGACTGCAGAGACGGTCTATGCGGTTTTTTCTTACAGACATGAAGAGGATAGGCTTCATTTAATAAGAGGAGACGATGATACACTTTTTCCCAGCGGCTGACCATTCCTGCAGGGCGGCTCAGTTCCAGATACATGTTCATTCGCAAAAAATTCGGCGATGCATAGAACAGTCGGTTTACTACACGGCAGTCCTTCAAAATACGCTTGTAAATCTCAAGTGGGATGAATGTAATGTCGGCAGCCGAACGAAAATTCACAAATACTTTATAGGTTCCCTCATGAACTCCTAACTTGGATTCTACTTCCTCGAATCCATCCTTCCGAAATTCTGCCATCAATTCTTCACAATCCTGAATGGGAACCGGTGTCATGAAGTCGTAATCGGGAAGATAGAGGCGGGGGTCATAGAATTTATGTTCCGCTGGGAGCTGCGCATTAATCGCCGCACCGCCGTAAATAACACGTTTCTTAGATCGCAAAAATCGTTCCATGATATCAGTAATGCGCCTTGCCTCTGTATCTTCGGCCCCCTGTTTCTCTTGAAAATTAGTGGCAGCGGCAGCTGCGGCTCGGACGCGTTCCATGATAACAGACATCACTCTCCCTACTACTTGAAACTTGTTTCGGGAAAGAGACCAAAGAAGGATGTTAATGTACCGGAGTTGGCCTGGTCTTTCTTAACCGTTGCCGGATCAGTGGAATCTCCTTTATCAAATAGATTTACACCTACAAAATGAGCGCCTGTCGCATAACAGCCCTGAAAGGAGGCACCCTTAAACAATGTATCATTATCTGTTGCCATGGTTCCAATACTTGGTTGAACAGCACAGAATACAGATTTACTTAGTGGAACAGCCCCTACTTTTGTAGATTCAATGGCTCCTGCATTTGCAGGTGTATAGACACTTGGATATAAGATATTATTTGCAGTGAGTCCGCCTGATATTAAATTAACGGCCTCCGCAAAATCAACGGCACCACTCACGGGATCAAAGGCCTTGTCGTTTACATCTTGCAGCTTTGAAAGGCCGGGCAATGCCTGAAATCCTTGATCAACAACAATATTTGCAATTACAAAAATGAGGCCGCCAAATGCAGAAATGGTTGCTGTAGGGAGTATTCCGGTACCGCCGCTCTTGGAATACTCGGCTGCCATCTGTCGCCCCTTGAAGCTCTGTTTCATTATCTTGCCTACGGTGTTCAAATATGAAATAGACATCGCACCATGAAGATTCAAAATAACGAAAAAAGGATCTCCATTCTGCCCTGGATTTTCAGCATTATTGAATGCTGCCGATGGGATTGTATTTAGCATGGTCTGCAAATCCACAGAGTTTCGGGTGATAATTTTCCAGTTACTAAAGTCACCCATACCCGAATTGGGCCCACCAAGGCCGTGATCTCTCCACCAGCTAAGTGCTGAAGATGAAGTATTATCTTCCATTGCAGCCACTACCGGTTTGGTTAAATCTGCCGGATTGGGCCAGACATCAAATAGAATAGCACGGGCTCCTGCTGTGATCTGACTATGCACGGCATCGGGGCTGACTGTCCCTATATAATTAGAGCCCGTTCCTTGCTCTGTATAAATTCCTCCATAATTTGCAGTGGCGACTTTATAATTAAGCATTAGAGCTTTGGGATTATTTACTAAATCGGGAAATGGAATTCGCTGTGTGGGTGTGATAAGCGGCATGGTAGTCGGGGGATAGAGATTTTTATTTAATTTGCTCCATGTGACCATTAGATAAATGAAGATGGAGCTTAAAATAACTATATGAAAAAGCCAGTCGAACATTTGCGAAGAGCCGGTTGCGGATAAGAATCCAGGTAACCCAATATCCGTATTGGGCAAACCATTCACCCAAAAATCCGCTGTTAGCACTTGTCGCATAACTGCCACGGCTTGACCCATCCTCTATCCATAGAATCCTAATTTACACAAGAGTGGCACGAAACGCACTAAGTGTCATGACGGGAATTCCGGCGACCTGGGCTGCCGTAATTTTGCTTGATCCAGGAAGAGGGCCGTCGGGATATACCACGTGCGTAGTCTTTTTTGTTACAGAGGCACCTACCGTGTGTCCCTTGGCTGCAAGGGCTGCTTCCAATGCCTTGTCCCGTGCTCCTGTGAAGACAACGGTCATGGCTTCTGCAGGTGGTGGAACTGCAGCAGGTGGACCACCAGCACCGCCTACCGGCCCTTCTGCTAAAGAAAATCCAGTTTCTTCTAACCAGGCCAGATAGGCGGGAACCGCTGCAACAATCGCCTCGATCGTCTTGTCACTCAGCCCTGCGGGACGAGGTGACAGGCGTGCCTGTGACCAGGCTGCAACATTGGGCTCCAGTGCAAGGAGAGGTGCCAGGCGTGTATGGCCAACACCACGGGGCATGGTGTAGGAGGCAACCAGGAACTTAAGTGTGGACCACGCAGAGGTCCCCGCACGAAGACCTTCCCAAATCCTGGAGGCCATTTTTCCGCCCCCCTTGCAACTTTCGACTCGCGCTTCCAGCTCCGGCACAGTGGCTCTGTAAATAGCTCCCATGGTTGTAAATCCTGCATCATACAGTTTTGCTACAATGCCCGGCCCCACATTTTCGGCTCCCAGCTCCGAGAGTCCATGTGTTAATTTAATCTTAGCTTCATCCGCTGCAAGAGACAGATTCCCCGCTAGGGGGCCGATATGTACTGCACTTTCGGGCGGACCCATCCATTGATAGGCAGGAGGCATAGACGGCCCTGTAGTAGCGGACTTGTGAACGGCTATAATCTGGGGAATGGTATCTCCTGCTCTGCGGATTTCAATCTCCGCACCGGGTCCGATTCGATTGTCATAGATCCAGCGGCCGTGCAGACCTGTTGCCGCTGCGATTCGCGCACCCGCTAGATGCACGGGTTCGAAGAGTACACGGGGAATCAGATAACCGCCCGAGCTGATATTCCATTCAACGGCGATGACCGTGGTTCGCTGAGTTAGTTGCATCCCTTCGGGGCGCGTCTTCCAGGCAACACGATCTCCTGGGTTTTCAGCGGCCGCAACAGCAGCAATGGCTTTTTCGGGGCGGCTGATATCGGGAGCCACGACCATACCATCCAGCTGAAAGGGGCTCGATGCCTCTGCCTTGCCAAAGACATCCGATAGTTTTGCTTCCGTCATTTCAGCGGCAGGAATCTGTACAGACCGAGCCACTTCATACCCAGCCGCTCGTAGAGTTCTGTAGGCTACAGAGGGAACCACTGTAGATGGATAGACTAGCTCATAGGCGACGAAACGAATCTCAGCAAAGAGAGCCGGATCTGGATCCTTACGATTCAGAGCACCCGCCACAATATTTCGGGCCAGTTTTCCGGGTGGCACTGCGACAGAATCAATGCGCATGATTAATTCGCCGCGGACAGCGCCGATCAGCGGTTCGGGTACCCCCGTCGGCGCCATGGAGAGACCTTGCAGATAGGGCACAAATGTACTGATGTCGCGGCCACGTACACCGTCGCCCCGTGTATAGAGACGGCGTGTCTCAGGGAGCCATAGAGCCGAACAGCCATCCAGCTTGGTGCTTAGCTGATAGGCAGGGGCAGGGCACTTGGCTAACCATTTAGCAAGGGTCCCTGGTTTAGCCTTGTTAAGAGAGGGAAGCGGGATTGGCAACACCACTTCTTCAGCAGCCAGAGCCGCAGGGAGAGCTGCCCCAACCTTTTTCAGAAGGGGATGGCCTGGAGCCGCCTCTTCTAGAGCATCGATCGCAGCATCGTATTCGGCATCGCTCATTGTTTCAGGAAGTCCATTATGATAGGCATGTTGAGCTTCTTCGATCTTGGCAACCAGGTCTTCCAGGGTTGACATTCTTGCATAAGTGATGCCGCGGCGGTGCGGGGTTCAAGTTTACATGTCCTCGGATAGTCCCATAGCGGCCATAATCTGGGCGTCGGCTGCCGCAATTTTGGCTTCCATTTTACTTGCAGAGGCTGCTTTTTCATCTTTGGCTGTTGCTGATTTGGTAGCGGTCCCAACATGCTGAATCACTGATTCCGGATCTGCAAGTTCTGCCGCAATTTCCTGATACGGTCGGTCGATATCCGCGGTCGTATGAGAGACACCAGGAGCTGACCAGATGCTTTCCGGTTGGGGCTGGAAAGAGGCACGAATCTGTTGAATCCAGGCTAATAGCACTTTCATACGTTCTGTAATAGTCCAGCGCTTGTAGTGTTCGCGAAAGGCTGCTGCAATGGCCTTGTGAAATGTAAACCAGCCGCGATGGAGCGTGGGGCGACTTTTTAAGAAGGAACCACCTACTTCGAGCCAAAACCACAGGGGAGAGGCACGGCATTTGGCTGGAAGTGCTGCGGGGCCCCGTTCCGCCAATTTCAGAGGAGCCTCCCGCCCCTGCTGAGCCGGTGTAAGAAATGTCCACAGAACTGCTGAAAGAGCAATACGCAGATCGCCGCGTTGCAGCGAATCCATCCAGGCTCCTGCCAGAAAACGATAATCCATTGCATCGTCCGACCGCTGCCATACAGAAAGTAGAGCATCAGAATCTGTCGTGACCGGTACAGCTCCCGCAGCCCAACCATCGCGGAGGGTGCTCATATCAAAAATGACAATCTCTTTCGATGGCCACACAGCTGGTGAATTACGCACTTGGCCTAAAAGGCGCGTTGTCAGCTCAGTCGTAAGACCGCGTACTTCAGGATCATTTCGAAAAGAGGTCCACCCCCCTCCATCGGTCAGTGTATGCATCTTGGCTGCGTCGACAATATCGACCCATCCCTGTTGTAGCAGGATTGCCAAGGAAGGCCCCGCGGCAACTGTCCAGGCCGACCAATAGGCGGCCCAGAGAGATCCGACAGCAGCCGGTGTCGCTACAAGCTCCGCTGTCCAGCGATAGGCTGCACGACCGTCTCTGCGATCGATCATATCGTAAAGAGTCTTCCGGATATCTGTCAATTCATAGCCGCAGATTGTCGTTGTTTTTATCTTTTTGGCCCTGGCTGCCATCTTCCTATCTTCCCGGACTATCTTGAATCCGAAAATATAACGTGACAGATGTATAGGAATGGCACTACCTGATTATGTTAAGAATGTACATGATCCTAATCGGGAGGCGAATGATATGGATGACGCGACGGCCTTGGCGAATGGGAATTTTTTAGTTGAATATATGAAACATTATTTAAATAATAATTTTGATTTCGATATTGCAGGATATCATATTTCTATTCTACCGGGCTTCAGACCTACTGACAGTGTAGATGCTGCCAAACGGGCCGCTATTTTAGCATATTTTTCAACAGATGACAAAAAACGTTGGCTTGGGCGGCAATTATATTTACTTACAGGATTTAATGGAGTAAAAGTGGATGATACAGGCGATGATACCCCCTATCTACTGAATTGGCTTTTCAGGCGCCCTGCAGCGACTGATATGGGTTTAATGCTCCGGCCATCACAGTTACCTCAGGATCTACGACAGAATGGTGGTAGGATGCGACGGACGCGGCGTAGAAGACAGAGAAGACAAAGACAGAGAAGTCAAAGGCAGAGAAGATAGTAATGGCTTCTTCGGTAAGACCTCACAATATCAAATAGCTACTTAGAGAAGGGATGGATATCTGGCCACTCGTTGTAAGTACTTTTATTATGGTGCTTTGTATGTTTTATCTATGGGAAATGGGCAAATCCTATCAGAAACGGCGGTCACTCGATCTAGAAGGAGTGGAAGCCTTTGCAAATCCTGGCTCTGCCACATTGGATCAGCGATCGGATGAGTCCTGTTATGATGATTTCTACGCCAAAGTATACGATCCCCTTGTGCAACCGGGCGCCCGAGCAACAGTGGAAGTTGATACACCCCTTGAATGGATGAAGACAGCAGGGAAACCCGTCGGCGATATTCGTGTGGCGGATATTGGGAGTGGCACGGGTCTTCACGTAGAGGTCTTTAGTCGAAAAGGTGTACGCTCAGTGACCGGGTTCGATAAGTCTACTGCAATGGTGGCTCAGGCAAAGAAACTCTATCCTGAACGTGATTTTATAGTGGGGGATGCAACTGTCGCAACGATGGCGGCTGCTGATCAGTTTGATCTCGTGACAGCCTATTATTTTACCATTTATTTGATTCCAGATCGGACTACAATGCTCAAAAATATCTTTCTCTGGTTGGCCTCTGGCGGCGTGTTTTGCTGTCACATCGTTAATAAACTCAAGTTTGATCCGATTTTGGAATCAGCCAGTCCCTTTCTTGGATTTTCACTCCAGAAATATGCAGATGAACGTGTGACCAAAAGTCAAGTAACTTTTAAGGAATTTGAGTACACTGGCGACTTTCAATTACATGGAAGTCGCGGAATGTATGAAGAGGAATTTACCTTTGCAAATGGGAAGCGGCGGCGCCATGAGCAGCGTGTATGGATGCCAAATATTGAGCCGCTTGTGGCTGAAATAACGGCAGTCGGGTTCAAGTTGTTACATCATGTGGATATGACAGCGATTGGCTATGAGTACCAGTTCTTATTTTTATTTGGCAAATAAGCTAAATCGGCGCAACTTTATCATTTACAGCCTTGACAAGTTGTTCTTTTAGAACTGCTTTTCCAGCAGCCTTGTGATCAAAGGTGCATCGGTGATCCTCTGGCAACCGGTGGCTCTGGCAGAATCGGACGGTACATTTACAGGCAAAGTCAGTCAGAAGCAGCTTTGACTTGCAGCCTTCGCAGCCGCAGCGTCGCTGCTCTTTCTTTGGAGCTGTCGCCTCGAGCGTCAAATCCTTCATATGGATTATCTGCGATTGTTGCTGGGAGCTTCCTGTAAGAATTGGAGATGGAAATGATGTGCTTTGCTTCATGTCATTCATGGCAAAGGTCCCTACGGTAGGTGGTCATTTTTATTTTAAGCAGAGCCTCTATGTGGGATCACGCATGGGCGCATGTTGCATCGGCGGGTAAAACATCGCTGCCGCCGCCCCTTCCTGATCTGACAGAGGGTTTTTCATTTACCTGCTATGCAGGATATCCGGCAGATATACAGAGCTGGATAGCTCTTGTGGGCACCCGATGGACCTCTGCGGATTTAGTGGAACGGCTCAAAGAGACCTGGATTCCTTGTCTTTTTTTTGAAGGACGCCTCGTGGCGACCTGTGTTTTACGACGGAGTGAAGGTGGATGGATTCTAGAGACACTTGTATCTCGACGAAAAGGGTCTGCGGAACCTCTACTTCGCTCGGCCGTTCGCTTTGTGTGGGGCCAGTGGGGGCCTTTTTCTCTTTTTTTTACATGGGAACTCTCTCTTTTTCAGCTGGTCGGTACTTGGTGGAAGGGCTGGTCAAAGGCGATTCGTGCTGTTCACAGTACGTGGGTATGGACCGCTGATTGTTTCTGTCACCATAAAGGTTTGCATGTGAACAAGGGGCGCTTTGTGATGCCAACAGTTATAGAGCCCCCTGATCACTCCTGGTCTGCAACTGTATCGGATTCGGGTCTCGAGGATGGATGGGGCTATGTATTGGATTTTACGGGGTCGCCTGACTGGTCCTCCGTTGCCAAAAGAGGCGGATGGTTATCTTTGTGGGCCTATGGACCTCGCCCTGGTTCTGAGTGGGGCTTTACATCTCATGTTGTGACTGTAGGAGCTCTAAATTATGATGGGTCGCCACCGCGATGGGCTACCCCTGAAATTGCTTACTCGTGATCAAGAAAGAGATGGCGACTTCCTTCAGGGATAGGGACAAAGTTGTAGACAGCAGGAGTTACAGTTCTCTCGCGCTCTATCTCTGATGCCGGAATTAGCCCTGGCATGTCAGAATAATCATCTTCGTTTTCATCTTCCTCTTCTTCCTCTTCTTCATTATAATCCATCGACTCATCCTCCTGCTCCTCCTCATCTTCAGCCACCGCAGCTGCAGAGGCCTTCTCCTGACGGATTGTCCTTGAAGGCGGAAAATTCCTCAGACTGAAGCGCACCGCCTCGATAATTGAATAGAGCTGCTGACTCATATCATAGCTATTGAGCATGATCGATGGATAATGGGGCAAATCCAATTGGATGCGGTAGAATGGATCCTTATCTGCTCCCACCAAGGGAAGCAAAGAAGAAAGCCATGTTAGAGCATCGGCCTCCTTCACAATGACATATGTCCTCTGAACCTCACCCAGGAATCGATGAATATAGTTCAACGAATACAGGTTGCCGTCAACAGGCTTAATTGTGACCACATCGTCCTTTGATCCGGAATTATCACTGAAATCCGCCTTGCGAATAAATCTGAATTGAATCTGGTGGCTCATCGTGCTTTGACCGATCACTAGCAACCCCCGTGTCAACTTTACTTTACGAAGGGTTTCGTCGGCTCGAGTATTTTAACTGCATCCGTATATATTTTTTCGATTTCAACATAATGGATTGCGATCAGTTTCATGGCATTCTGGGCAATTGCATCAACGTTGGCCTTGGTAGACCCCGTCAGAAGTGCCGGATTTAACCGAACAAGATCCTTCTTTGTATCGGGATCTTCTATCACTATAACCAATGAATTAAGAATATCCCATATTTTTGCTACATGGGCCGTATAGCATGTATTTATTTTAATGAGAGCATCTTGCACAGCCGGATATTGTACCGTCACGGCGGGGCCGAATTTACAGAGATCCAATGCTCCCATTTGAAAGCCAATTTTTCCCAAATGATACTCATTAACCGGTGCTATTGCCGGTATTTTCTGCGTAGTTGTTCCAGCAGGAACTGCGGGATAAATTTGCCGAAGAGCTTCCACAAAATCAATCCATGTCTGATTTATGTTTCGGGGTGGCACATCATTTAATTTTGTTAAATCGTCGGCACAGAGCAGTTGCAGCGTTGCATACGGCCATATGGAATCCATCTTCGATTTCTTCCAGTATTCATCTACACATACATTGGTTGAAATTGTCTTGTCTGTATGAATAAGAGCCGCCAGGGTTGAAGCACGAACTGCTGCGGGGCAACTATTGTCAATAAATGTAAGTTTTCGCGGAACAAGATGGAGTTGTCCGAGAAAGGATTTTACAGAAGCATCTGGGATATCAACGACCCCTGATGCTCCTACCACACCAGGGGCTCCCAGAGCTCTTGGACCCGCTGGAAAACCGAAACCTGGACCTGGTGCGGTTCCATACCCATAGGAGGTGGGGGCGCCGTATCCTCCATAGCCAGGCGGTGGTGGTGGAACTCCATATCCACCGTAGCCAGGAGGCGGCATTCCATACCCATAGCCAGGAGGGGGTGCACCGTAGCCACCGTAGCCACCCGGTCCCGAGCCAGGAATCAATGCCGGATTAAATCCAGGTATCGTACGAAGATACGGAGTCATTGTGGTTAAGATGGCAGGAGCCCCGCGCTGAAAGACACGGGTTGCCTCTGTAATCTTATCAGTTCTTGTCTCAGGTAATACGCCCGGCTGCCCCCCTGCCCTCATAAATAAATTAAACAGCACTTCGAATGCATCGAATGCATTTCCAGTTGAGCCATCAATAGGTTTAAATATTTTATTGACACCACCTTGTAAAATACCAACGATCCAAGAGGCCGTTACATCATAAATTCGGATCGGTAAAATTGTGTCTGTACCAGCGGGAAGGCCCGGCAAGGATATCGGGTCAATTGTTTGCACTCGGAAACCACCTTTTGAGATGAGAGGAAAGGTTGGCACAGATACAGGATCCACCTGCAGTAACCAATTGCTGACAGGACCCGAAGTGCCAAGAGGCTTTAACACAAAGTCGGGATATATAGGATTTGCACTCGCCAATTTAATATCAATTGTTGCGGGAGCTCCTGCCACCGGAGTTGGCATGTAGCCATAGGTCACACACCAGTTTGTAACATCTGTCCTCGACCCGCCCACCTGTTTCACACCAACAGGAGGCGCCATTATAGTTTCAATTGTCTGGCGATCAATTGCCTCCTTATATTGAATGGAAGCTAAACAGGCCATGACCGTTGATACAAGCCGCATGATAGACAGTGCCAATTCTGCACACACCTGCTTTTGTGTTACTTGATCGTCAAAGACCTTTCGCGGGTTTTGATACAGGTAAATCTTGGATTCGCCCTTTTGATTTATGTCCTTCTTGTTAAATTCGGAAGCAAAAGGCAGCAGCTGCTGCATAATTTTATCTTTTAGGAAAAGTGAATAGGCTCCACATACACCATGCGTACTCAGATTGGCTAGATCATAAATATCCGGAGTTGCCAAAATACGGGAGGCTATATGAGATAACAGATTTAGATCCTTTCTTCCCTTTTGATCAATGGGGAAGGGTTGATTTAATGCGATACTTGCGGCACCGCCCATTACTCTTCCAGGAGCTTTTCTTTCCAGGGTTGCAGACGTTTCAGACATTTCTGAATGGTGACTGCGCTTATTCCGCATACTGATGCAATATCGGCAATGTTAATGTTGATATTTTTTGCAGCACAGCAGAAAGCAATTACACTGGCTGTTAGAGAAGGAGGGGTATTTTCGGGGACAATTCCGTGGATTTCAGTTCGTTGGCAGACTTGCCGGACTAGAGTTTCTAGAGCAGATGTGCGACATGCGCTCAAATTTGTTAAGAATGGAACAATAAAATCCTCATATGTGGTTGTTCTCGCAACAGTCTTTTGCCAGAGAGCACGGCGTACATGGGCGCGGGTGGCAATCTCCTCATCTGTTGCTTCCTTGGCGATTGGGGTCTCTTTTACTTCTTCCTTAACACCAGCATAGGTATCTGTCTTCTGAGAGGAGATCCGCAAGGCCAACACTTGTTGAAACTTCTTAATTCCACGGGTTACATTCTTAAGGGGAATCATAAAGACATCGGCAATATCCTTTGGAAGTCTTGGGGTATCATGGCGCTTCAGGGATTCCCATAAACAGGCGGCTACCATGGCATCGCGCTGACCTTGTCCTCTGCAACTTTCGGAGGCTGTTAGCTGCGCAAAGAGTTCCTTTGCCTCCTCAATTACGGCTGTATTGATTCCTGCATTACTGGCGCGAATCTGAAGACCATCAAAGATTCCCCACAGCTTCCGCTCACGATAGGGCATTTGATTCCAGCCATGATAACGGCGGAGTCGATTCATGATCTTGGAACTGGATCCAGAAGAGCCACGGCCGCGACTCATAATGATTGTGCCCAGACTGCTTTCCGGCATGAGAGGATTTACTGGGAAGCCACATCGACTCGGATCCGGTCCCTGTTCTGTGCTGAAAGAGCGATATTCGGCTGTCCATTCCAGCGGTGTATCCACAATGGTGCCACATCGCCGACAGACTACATCGGAACCCGACTCCATATCTAATTCCTCATCATCCTCACACAGGCTGCAGACAGGGCCACTACCTTCATAACACGGAACTAATTCGATTTTTGTTGCGCGGGGTTTATGTAGATTCGGCCAAAGATCGGACATGATTGTCTCCATCTTTTTAAGCCTTGACGTCAACTTTTGATTTTGTTTGTATCAGTAGGGATGTCGCTGGACAATTACGGATATTTAGGACCCGAGTATTCGGTGGCGGATAATATTTTACTGCCGGGTGAGATTGGTGTACGACAGGAATCGAGCTTTGGAGCTATTTTTGATGCAGTGGGAGCTGTAAACTACTATATAGATGAAGTTGCCTTTGGGGGGCCGACTTTTTTTGATAGTCAAAATCTACAACCGGCTGGGATTCGGTATTTTCTTAACACGGAGATGCGCTGCTCGAATGGAGCGACCATGTCGGAATATTTTGATGGAATTACAAAGGGTGATTTGTTGGGAGATCGGGTAAAGGATGCATTGGCATCCGCAGGACTACCGGGTCTGAAAGGCATGGCGCCCGGTATCCTTGAAAATGCACGGGACGCCCTTGATCCACGACCAATCTTTGATGCCATTACGGCGTCCAGTTATCCAGTCTGCCAACAGGTGCAATGCCCCGTAGGAGATTCCTATGGAGCTACTGCAAATTCAACGGATCCAACCAAAAAATACATCATCGATCCAGTGGTGACTAATTCACAGGGAATGCCAATGCAGATTCGCTGGGTACAGGCCTATGATTCGGATGATGATCGGATTTCTATTACAAAGGATGAGTTTGCGGCGGCTCCCAAATGCTATAATTCAGATGGATCCTACTCCTCCAAACCACCCGCCGGATGCCCTGCTACGGAACCAGTTGCTCAGAATCAGGCGGCTGCCGGGTCCAAGTATGCCCTCTGTCAGCAGTTACAGGCACCGACGGGAGGCGACTCTTTTACAGATTTTGGAGCCGGAGTTTATTCTAGTTCTGCTGAAACGGCTATTGCTGTTGGAGCAGTAGCAGTATTAGCATCTGTTGGTCTATGGACCTTTTTTAGAAGATAGGTTAGGCCTTCTTGAGCTGTGCATAGGCCGTTGCAGCAAGGAGACCGCCGACAATCTGAGCAACAAGATAGGCTGCAGCATTGTCCAGAGCAATGGACTTATTGTAGAGCATCATGATGGTCACTGCCGGGTTGAAGTGGCCGCCGCTGATGGAGCCGCCCAGGAGAATGAGGGCGGCCAGGGTCGCACCGATGGCTAACCAGTTGCCGGTTGCCACGATTACGGAGAGGAAGATGAAGGTGCCTAGGAATTCAACAAGGACGGCCAAAAGATTCATGTTCTACTCTAGGGCGTGAATTTTTCTCTTCCTCTTTATAGATGGAGGCTTTACAACAAAATAGGCAATATGAATCTTCTTTAGTTGCCGACTTACAATCGTTACGTACTGCTGCAGACCAATGTGCATCTCAAACCGGCACTTTGAATGAAGACTTAAAATGTCTTCATCTTTGTTTATTAGAATGGCTAATTCCGGTAGATGAGGCTACATACGAATATCCGAGACCTGTGAATTGGTAGAGTGTAAGAGCGGGGAGATTCACAAGGAAATGTGCCCGTTTAAAATGAATTCCCTAGACGAATTAACGCCGGGACTTGCGAGATCTGCGATGTTTACGATTCAAGCGGCGGGACTTGCGTTTACCGCCTACAGCACTGTTTACAGCGAATCCTGCACCGCTTACAGCGCCTCCACCGCCACTGCCACTCCCTTTGGGGGGGGTCGTGTCATTTAAAATAGTATACCCATCACCGGCCTCCACTCGCCCTTCGATTTGTTTCAATTTGTTGCATATATCTAAGTCATCTGCGAGTATTATTTGTAAGCCCAGACTTTTATAAATGTCGATTAATTCATCACTCCAAGAAATGACACGAGCCCAGTCTTTGTCTTCTGACGGGTCGGGATCTCGCACAAAGGAAGCCTCCGGAAAAAATTTAAAAAAATGAGATTTCAACTTGTCTTCTCTTGCTGCCAATTCGGGATTTTCTCGAAAGATAATATTTTGGCTCTTGCCCGATGTTTCCATATTTGATTTGTGCAACACGCGGGAAGAAAACGTACCTGACCTGACGTTAAAGAAGGCGACTCTGCCACCTTTTTTCACCAACTCACCTGCACTCCATACTTTTCCGTCGTCGCCGACTTCTTTGGTCATCGACAGTGATTGATGGCCCGACGCGATTTCAAACTTGTCATCTGAACGCGCAGCCATAAATTTTTCGAGCGCAGGCTCCCGTCTGGATGAAAAAACAATCCAATTGTAAATTCCGTCGGGGGCTTCGCGCGACATCCCATCGTGGTTGTACCGTGGGAATAACGCTAAAATATGATGCGCATCACCGGGTTCTACAATGTGGTCTAAATTTCCAAGATCCTTAATGACAACGTACTTGCCTTTGTACATGGTTTTACAATTACCGGATTTCGTTTTAACGGTTATAGGAGGTTTCTGGTCTCGTCGCACGGGGAATCCAGTCGCCAACAGATATTCAGGAGTCTCTTCGAAGCCCTTTGAGCGCGGAGCAAACACGCTGGACGGGGCGTTTGGAAGTCCAGGACGTTCACCACTGAATGATCCCGTTAATTGTCGTGTCGGCAACAGGGGGGGCTCCTCGTTTGCTGCTGGAGCAGAAGAAGAGCTCATTCTACTATATTAATCGACAATTATATTTTCTATATTGAAGGAAGCACATTTGCATAATGATGGGGCTTTGTCGCATTTTTCGAAAAGGTGTACTTGCTAATCTTTTCTTTAGTAGCCAGTGGCGCTGTCCTACGTTTATGAATCGACTGGCAAAAAATTGGACTTCTAGAAAGGGTAGCCTTTGTCGCCGTCGCAAGATTCGCCGAAACCGCATTTAGCGACTTGCGGCAGCATCCGCCAGGGCCCTCAGTCTTGTTTCAGGCAAGAGACGACTACTGACGTTCATCGACTCCAGTTCCTGTAGAAAGAGCTTGTAGGCATATGGGATTCGTACCTGACTGAAATTCGTAGTGTTGCCACAGGCCGTGCAGTTCCAGATCCCTCGTCCCTTGTTGGCTACCGCAATGAGGCCACATTCCTTGCACACATGGACCTGAAAGTTATCGGAGGCCTCCATCATACGCTCCTTCAAGAAGGTTGAGGCTCCGTGGGCAATAATCACATCACGCTCCATCTCGCCAAAGCGGAGGCCGCCATCTCGGGCTCTGCCCTCTGCCGGTTGCCGGGTTAGCATAACAAGAGGACCCGTGGCCCGTGAATGGATCTTATCCTTTACCATGTGCTTCAGACGCTGATAGTAGCAAGGCCCCATGAAGATAGACGTGGCCATTTGCTTCCCTGTGTAGCCACAGTACAGGGTTTCATTGCTGTGCGGCTCCAGGCCACATTGATTCTGGAGAATATCCGCTAACCTTGCTGCCGTCATGTGCGGATTGAAGGGAGAGGCATCGCCCAAGAAGCCCAGCTCACAGCCTAGGCGGCCCAGCAATGTCTCCATCAGCTGGGCAATCGTCATTCGGGATGGAATTGCATGGGGATTAATGATAATATCGGGGATAATTCCATCGCGGGTCTGGGGCATATCCCACGGTTCCAGGATCAGACCACACGTACCCTTCTGACCGTGCCGACTGGAAAACTTGTCCCCAATCTCGGGAATACGCTCCTCGCGCACTCGAATTTTGATAAAACTGTAGCCTTCCCCATTGCGACCCCGATAGATACGATCCACATAACCTGCCTCATTTGTACGCATCAGTTTGCTGACATCGCGAAATCGCTTTCCTCCTGCAGCCTCTACTGCAGCCGCCGCAGCTACAGAGGACATGGCCTGAAGAGAGGCATGATTAATTCCTGCAATCGCCGCGCCGTCTGCACCCC